CCGTTCCCCGATGTCCGCACCAGCGAGGATTTCATCCACACGATGCGTCGTGTGCTCACGATGTATCACGCTGACCATCTCTATCTGGCTGATCATGAATGGTTGATCTGGTTGGCGAAGGTCGCCAATCTTTGCTCGGTGACGTTGAAAGACTGCGCCGAGAAGAACTACCGCAAGCTCACCGATAGGATGGAGCGTGGTAAGATCAAAGGCAGCGGTGACAACCGTTGAACCAATGGAGCAGTAACCATGTCTGGAACGAACGCGGAGGTACGCAGCGAGTTTCGATTCCCTGAGCCTACTGACGAGAAGTTGAGTGTGGCGAAGCGGCTTGGAATCCCCTTAGCCTGGGCTGACGTCTCAGTGGAGATCGAAGCCAAGCTGTCAGGCTATAAACTGACAGAGTGGGAAAAGCGGTTCGTCGTACTTATGATGGATTTCAGTGCGAGGGGGTTGTGGATGCTCGTGGGCAACATCTACGAGATCCTGGCGCTCCTGGAGGTCGAGGAAGAAGAGTTGGACAAGGGAGTTCAACGTCTGCTGGACAAGGGCATCCTCGAATCGGCAAAGGTCAGTGGGTACAAGCGTCGGTTCGTTATCGACAACGATTTCGTTAACCGCTTTTGGAATGAGATAGCCATTGAGACGACGGACAGCTTGGGAAACGCGGTTCGTCGTGTGGCTGCTAAACTTCAGGGGCACCGTCAACGAGATGCAGGAGATAGCCATTGAGACGACGTAGCAGGTGTGCTACGATCTTCAATAGTCGCGACGGCCCCTACGATGGTTTTCGGTTCTGGCGTGTGGGGATAGAAGCGACTACAGCGCCCGTTGCATCAACGGGAAGCTCACCAGAACCGGCCCGGCCTTATGGGTCGCCCGAATGAAAAGTGCGCGGGCGCTTCTGCGCGTAACCGCGAAAGGCAGGTCGCTGTTTGCTGTGCGCTGAGAGAGCGTCGCGACCTGCCTTCTTTTCATTCAACTCTATGCTAAAGCCAGCGTTCACTACAGAACAGGCGACGACCCATACTAAAGCCGCCCGAAGAAAAATCGGAAATCGGCTTGACTCAAGATTCCGTTGGGGTATTATTCCCCTTGCCCGCGAGGGCTGACCAGGGGTGGAGCAGTGGTAGCTCGGCTGGCTCATAACCAGCAGGTCACAGGTTCGAATCCTGTCCCCTGAACTAAGTCTAGGGAGGCACGCAAATCGTGTCGTTGAAAGGCCCAGCGCGGGGCCTCTCCCCTGGACTTGCTCCTTGACACAACATTGGCTCTGATACACTTGGTGCTTCTGAGGTTGCTCATCCGGGGACGACCTGTGATGTACGTCAAGCGTTGATGAGTCTGGCGGCCTTAGACTGGTTCCCTTGCCACCGGCACGGAGTCAACTCTAGGCCGCCGTACTATTCGCTGAGGGGCGGAGTTCTTTGTTCGATTGCGGTCGGACACGGCGCGACTTCACCGCAGGGAGTGGCTTTCCACGGTCTCTTGCCCCTCAGCACCCCATTGTCCGAGAGGAAGGCCGTTCCACACGGGGGCTCACTCCAAGGAGCGCTACCTTTCTCTCGGCAATTCACCCGCTGGGGGTTGAGCTTTCTCGCGTGTCCCCGCCAAGCCGCGAACGTGCTCCCCCCGCGCCCTTACTCGTCGTGCCTCACGTGATGCCCGTGTGTCGCAAGCGTGACTATCGACAGTAGAGTCCAAGACCGCCCAATGCACCCGCTTGGGCGGTCTTGCTCATTTAACGGCTCGGAGTTATACTGGACAGAGCATTTCAACGTTTGAACGGAGTTCCGATGTTCTGTCTGTGTGGCGAATCTGGTTCAAGACGGGTAGTCATTGACGGAGTGTCCGTCGTGCTGTGTGTTCGGTGTTCCACGGCCCTTCAGACGATCCTGTTGGGCAATGGGCGGTATCTGGTCCCTCACGATCCTACGCCGACCGTGTCTGAAGAGGCTATCATTGAAGCCTTGCACGAAGACCACGGGCTGGACTACAATGCGCCACCCAAACCTTCTGAGCCCACACCTGACCAAGGTGGCTTTGATGTTGACGGTGTGATCAGACAACCCCCGCAGTTTGGCGATGACTTCTGACGTTGGCACCATTGACGCTTCTCCCGAAGAGATCGCAGCAAGAGCGATGCGTGTGGTTGACACCATGCCACCAAAGGACATCGCTGAGCTGTCGTTGTCATTCTTCGCGGCGTACTACTTATCAGAGCACTTGAAGGTGCCAACACCAGAAGGGGACAGGCCGTGTCCGTTCTCTGAAGCTCACGAGAATCTGATGGCTGAGCTTCAGAGTATGCACGGTGGTCAGCGCAAACTGTTCCTGTTCCCTCGTGGTCACGGCAAGACGACCATCGCTGACTTTGTGTTCATACTGTGGTGCATCTGCTACCGACACAAACGCAACATCGTGCTGTGTTCTGATGAACAGAACCAAGCCAAGGAGTTCTTGAGAAACATCAAGGCGGAACTACTCACCAACGAAGCTATCCTGGAAGACTTCGGTGATCTCAGCGGCGACAAGCGCAAGGGCGGTAAGTGGGATGAGACATGGGTGATCACGGATAACCACGTCCAAATCAAGATCAAGACGCCGGGCATGAACGCTCGTGGTATGAACTACAGCGTGATGGAGAGTAGACGCCGTCCTGACGGTAGGCTCGAACACTTCCGTCAGCTCATCCGTCCTGACCTGATGATCTTCGACGACATCCTCAACAGCAAGCATGTCCAGAACAAGGAGAACCGCGACAAGCTCGAAAACTGGTTGTTTCAGGACATGATGAACGCGCTTGATCCGTACCGTGGTGACATTCTGATCATCGGTACACTACTCCACAATGACGACCTGCTGAGTCGCATTTGGAAAGACCAAGAACGCACCAGTGGTTGGGTCAAGGTCAAGAGCCCAGCTTGCACGTTTGACGCATCAGGCAACATGCACAATGTACTCTGGCCCTCATACTGGTCAGAGGAAAGACTGAAACGGCGTCGCTACGAGATTGGCTCATTGGCCTTTGCTCAGGAGTTCTTGCTTCAGCCTGTCGATGAAGGCGCTAAGCTATTCAGCAAGGACTGGCTGAGGTACTACTGTGACCTGAACCTTCCGGCGACTGTTCAGCTTGAGTGGCGAGATAAGTACGGCCTTAGCATTGTCCCGGACGATCTGATCTGCGTCACGTCCATTGACCCTGCTGCTAAGGAAAAGGACACCAGCGACTACACAGTGGTTGCCACCGTGGGGTACAGCCCAAGCACAAACAACTACTACGTCTTGGACATGTTCCGTGAACGCTGTTCTCCCGACATGTACATCACGGAAATGCTCAAGCAGAAGTACAGATGGGACAAGTTCCTTCAACGCAAGCGGCATCCTGAAGGATCTATCAGTGGGTTTCTCCACCGTGGTTTCTCCGTTGAAACCTATGCCTACCAAGCGACGCTGATGTATTGGTTGAGGCGGTACTGCACGGCGAATGGGTTGGGACACGTCAAGGTGTTTGCTCGCGAAGAACAGGGAATGGACAAAGCTCTTCGCTGTGGCGAGATGAGTCCGATGGTTGAGCAGCGGCGTCTCTACTTTCCGGTAGGCATCACGCAGGATTTCGATAACCGTTGGATCGTGAACCAACCTTATCTTTGGCTTGAGGAAGAGCTAGCGGACTTCCCTCATGGCGCATACGACGATGGCGTGGATGCTCTTCATCGCTGCTACTCTATCCTGAAGCGTGACGAGAAGCGGTATAATCCGGCTACGCCACCGCCACCCACGGAACACGAGATTCGTTCCCTTTGGGAAGACATGGTCACGAACTTCCCTGTGCAGGAACTTGACCTGTACGCTGACCCGCCTGATACCGTACCCGCAGTAGCCTGAGAAAAGATTGGTTGATCTTTGCGACTTGTGTGATACTCTTGGATTCAGAGTAGTGGTGACCCTTAGTCCTCTTTGGAGAACGGCAATGCCTCCGACCAAAGTTCCGTTCCAGGCCGCCAGCGGCGATATTGTCGTTCGTGGCCTCAGCAAGAAGGTCCGTGACATCGAAGTGCGGATGATGCAGATTCGCTTCAAGCTCACGGCGGCGTCTCCCTTCTACGGCCCGTTCAGCATTCCAGCGGCTCTGCTGGAAGACCGTGCGATCATGGGGGCCTACGCACCGCCGTTTGCCATCATGGAACGGTCGGCGAGCCAACCCAACCCGAGCGCTGGCGACACCAACGTGATTCGTCCCGTCTTCTCGGTGCGTGGCACCCGTTCCCTGATCATGTTCGCGGGGAACCAGTTCGCCAACGCCAACGCCATCGGCGCAATCGGCTCAAACGCCGTGATCGACGCTCCCATCGAGAAGGCGTCGATGCGCTTCGGCCTTCCGGGGGATGCTCGGTACGACATCGCCAGCCCTTACGGTGCTGAGGTGTACGACCACAAGCGGCACAGCCGAATCGTGTCTGTGGCGAATCGAGGCGCGAGCACCACCAACCCGTCCAGCCACACCGTGTACGAGTACACGCTGAACTCTGGCCACACGGTGCGAATCGAACTCGCCAATGCGGTCAGCCCTGCCTCGGTGGGTGACGTCTACCCGACCAACCAGGAATCGACACGCGAAGACTACGATGTCGGCGCTGTCAGCCGCAGCCTGGAAGCGACCTACCCACGTCAGAACGGCTTCGCGATCCCTGACCTGAGTGACGACTTCAACGACAACCGTTACGTCGAGTCGGACGGCCTTCGCATCCAGAGCGTCAAGCTCGTGGCGGACTACCCGGACAACCCGAGCAGCTTCCTCAAGGAAATCACCTTCGTCAACGGCACGACCGTCCGCAAGCCTCTCAGCCAGACGGCGGTGGTCGGTGAGTACCTGGGCGACAGCACGACCGCTGACACGCCCCAGGAAACGCTCGCCACCAACGAGTGGCACGAGATGATGGTCTTCCTGCTGCTCGGACGCTTCCCTGACGTCAACTCCGACGGTCTCAGCGGCATCGAATCCGATCCGTGGCCAATCAACGTGGCTGGCACGACCTACCCGTAAGAGCCGCTGAAGCTCTCTGATGCCTTTTGACTGTTCAGACGACGCCCAACCCACATGCACGCAATGCCTGATCCTCAGAACCCTCCTGCTCAGCCGCAGAGTGCTCCGCAGAAACCGGACGCTCCCAAGCAGGAAGACCAAGCTCCCGAATATCAACAGCTCATCAACATCGCCAAGAACGCCGTCGCCGAGGCTGAGAAGAAGATCCAGGAAGAGATGCAGGGTCAGCCCGGCATCGACCAAGTCCTGAAGTGTCTCCAGGACTCGTTGGCCTGTCTCGGCCAAGGCGAACAGCTCATGGCGAACCCGCAGCAGGCCCAACAGCCCGCTCAGCCGCCGCAGCAACCTGCGCAGCAGCCAGCGCAACCACCGGCTGGACCGCCGCCCGCAGCCGGGTAATCCGCCGGATGCTCAACTGATACTGCGGTGAACTAGGGGTGGGGTTCGCCCCACCCCTTTCTCATAGGGTTGAGGCTCATGTCCTTGTCACTGAACAACGTCTACGCGCACTACATTCAGCTTGCAGTCGGCAAGTCTGAGTTCACTCAACGTGTCGTTGACTCGCTGGATGCTCGCTCAATTGAACGGGCAAAGACGCGATGGGAGAAGGACGAGGACGAACCCAAGATCCTTTGGCGCACAGACAAGGACAAGAAGCGCATCGAGAACCTTCGTCGGTTCGAGGATCTTTACAACCGCAAGCATGAGAAGCACCTTCGTCCTATCTGGCTTCCCACAGGCAAGGTTGAGTATCTGGAAGTGAATCTGTTCCGCTGGGTGACCACGCTGTACGCTGACTTGTCTTTGGGTGGTGGTGCCACGGTCAAGTCTCAGAACAGCGCCTACGACTGGTATCTCAACGAAGACCTGAACATCTGGCACTACTTCTATAACTGGATGGTCTACGTTTCGATCTACGGTTTCTGTCCAGTTCAGATCGTTCAGAACGAGAAGGGCGAGGTTGACTTTCTTGAGCTGGACCCGTCGGTGATCTACCCGAAGTGGAAAGACGGGACGTTCTACGAGTTCGAGTGGATCTCAAAGAAGATCCAGCTCTCACCTGACGACGTGGCGATCCCCAACGGTCTCGGGTATGATTTCGACCCGAAGCGGATGGACGGAATCGTCTACGAAGAGAGGCATTTCGAAGGGCGCATCGAATACTACCTTTACGCGGTGTCTGGCGACGAAGTGATGATGATGCTGCCGGTGCAGTTCTACAACCCGCAGCTACCAACGCTTCGGCCTGACCCTGAAGGTAGCGGTCGGATGATTTCATACGTTGAAACGAACATCCCCGAGTTCTTGATCGTCTTGATCCCGAACCAGATTTTCAACCAGGAGTTCATCAGCGACTACACGGACATCGAGCAGTTGGTGTCTCGGATCAACACCCGCATGACTCAGATCGACCGTGTGTTGAACATCCACGCCAACCCCAAACTGATTCTCCCAAGCAGCTTCCAACAGCAAGATCCGTACACTGGCGAGAGCACAGGCCGTGGTCTTCGAGATGAGATCCTGTACATTGACCCCGAAGACAACCACACCATGCCTCAGTACCTCACGTGGGATGGTCAGCTTTCAGCGGCGTACCAGCAGCTTGATGCGGTTGTTGACATGTTCTGCACGGTCGCTGAGGTCAGCCCGAGTCTTCTCGTTCGCAGTCAGTCTGGCAGCACGTTCCCTGAGAGTGCGGCAGCGTACAAGATGAAGCTCACTCCTACGCTGAACCGCATCAATCGGAAATCGACCAAGTTCGAAATGGGCATCAAGAAGTTCTTGTACGTCTATGGACTGAAGCTCCAGCAGTGTGACAAGCTCAAGGCGGTAAGCGGTGATCCTGAGTACCTTCAGGCGTTGATGAACGCTGAGGACACCCCTTACACGGCGGCAGATGCGAAGGTAGAGCCTGAAGAGATCCAGCAGCGTCGTATCCAGGTCCGCTTCAAGCCCGCGCTGCCTCAAGATGATCGACTGTTGATCGACCGTCTCCAAGGTCAACCCAGCGTGAGCATCCGTCGTGTTCTTACTGATGTTGACGACATGACGGAAGAAGAGGCGGTTGAGGAAGAACGCCGGATCATGGACCAGGAAGAAGCCATGAACGACGATTTCGGGAATGACAACCTCGGGTACTCACTGGATGGCGGGGCTCAAGAGAACAGTGAGTACGCACGGCCCAATGAGATTCAGGGCAACCCGGCCCCTCAGTCTGCTGACCTTGGTAACGTGACGTAACATGGCGTTCTCTAGGATCAGACTCAGGTGGTATCTGTTCCGTGCATGGTGGCTTGTTCGGGAAGTGAAGAACGATCATGTCTACGACAGAGCTGCGTGGAATGACCTTCGAGATGACATGATTGATTGGGGAAAGGGAGAGCTTGAGGAAGTGTGGGAAGAGCTGATCCAAGTGGAGCTTTACAACAAGCGCGGCTTAGACCCAGGCGATGTCCCTGCGCTCATCCTTGCCACACTGGATAGGTACAAGGCACATTGGGAGAACCGCATCACGTGGGCGTTCAATCAGGCGAAGGACAGCGCTACGAAGGGCATCCGGTCCATGGCTTCAAGGGCGGGCGAAGAGATCGGCCTGGACCCTGAAGAGCCCAAGAAGGTTCTCGGGTATTCCAGGACCACGAGAAACCGGCAAGCTCGGTGGTCGATGGAGTTGATTCCGTACCTGAAGATGCTTTTCCGCACGATTCCCAAGAACCTGCATCGCGATTTGATGATCGCTGTGGTAAAACTTGATGCTAGGTTGCGACGCCAGCAACGGGAGCTGTACTACATCAAAGGCGGGGTTCGCGATAATTCGGCACAGACGTGTCGATACGCGAATGAGAAAGTGTTCACTCGTGCTGCTCTTGACTTCATCAAGAACAGCCGACGACTCAAGGACCATCTATTTCATCCAAACTGCAAGCACTACATCGCAGACCTGGATGAAGACTACGATGGAGAGGTTTACACGTTGCGCGATGTACAGCGCGACGCTCGCAGTCACAACTTGTTGAGGTAACAATGGCCAAGTCCAAAGACGACCAGCCCAAGTCCTTCGGCGATGCTGCCAACCAGATCAAGAAGCAGTTCGAAGAGGTCGTGAAAAGCGACAACGAGCAGAAGGGCGAAGAAGGACAGACGCCGCCCGAAGATGCTACTCAGTCCGAAGGAGCTGAGACAGCGGAAGGGTCGGAAGCTGACGTTCCGGGGCTGACTCCTGAAGAGCAGAAGCTACTCCAAGAGATCGAAGCGGAGTACGCTCAGAAGAAAGCTCAGGAAGACCGGCGGTCAAAGGTGCTCGACATGTTCACTGGTTGGGCTTCTGGCGTTGACCCCGAGCTTCAGCAGCGAGTCGATCAGCTTGCTCAAGAGCGCCAGCAGGCGCAATCGGCTCAGACGGTCCCCACACCTGATCCGAACCAGCAGCGTGTTCAGTCCAAGACCGACACCATGCAGCAGGAGTTCGATCAGGTCTCCAGCAACCTCGACGCTGACGTAGCTACCACCCAACCGCCGGGCAACAACCAGCTCGTCCCGCTTCAGTTGTCTCGTCCGATCCAGTCGGTGAACCACGACAGTTTCAAGCAACCCCTTCAGACTCGTTGGCTCAACACGGAGACGCTGAAGCGAGTCTACGGCATCGACCCGAACGCAGTCCCAGCTTCGCTGGCGAACGGGCTCCAAGACCTGATCAACCATTTCAACCGTGAAATCGCCAACGCCAACTTCTTCTACCACGAGGGGAAGAAGGCATATGAGGCACGGGACGAATACAAGAACCAGCTTCTTCGCCAAGAGTGGAATGACGCCTTGCGTTCGGAAGGCATCAACCCTACGAAGGAAACGGACGTGCTTTTCGAGGAAGCCCGTTCCAAGATGTTCGACCCGGTGACCAAGCAGAAGGTGCCGTTCACCCGTGTGATCGAGGATCTGAGCAAGGACTACCCGAAGATTTTCGCTCCTGATCCGACTCCAGCACAACAGGCACAGCAGCAGGCTGCTCAGCAACAGCAACAGCAGCAACAGGCTTTTCAAACGCCTTCGCCGCCCCAGGGTTCGCCGGTCACAAGGAATCCTGAACCGCAGCAAGGTCAGAGCACCGAAAAGCCCAAGACGTTCGATGAGGCTCGAAAACAGTTCCACGCTGCCATGCAACGCAAGGCGTCAAGCTGATTTTGGCTTGACAAATCGTATTTGTGTGTCAGAGTTGAATCGTACAGCCGTTGCACGCACGGCTTAGAATTGCCGGGTATGCCAGTGGACTCTGGACCTGGAATCTGGACTGGTGGCACGTCGCCGCCGATTTAGACTCTAAGATCACCACACTTGTTGGTGAGGAAGGTCCACTATGTTCACTGCGACGATGGTCGCCGACCTGATCCGGGAATACTTCGCTGCACCTTTCATCGAGACCTTGCGCCGTGAGACGGTGTTCATGGACATCCTCGATGAATCGCAGATCAAGTACGGCGAGAAGGACATCCGCTGGAAGATCAACTACGCAGGCAACAGTTCGGTCGGCTCGTACTCCGAGACGGCCAGCTTCGGCTCCGCAGGCCAGCAGTCCTACGCGACCGCCCTGCTCGACTGGAAACTCAACAAGGCTGTCATCCGCGTCACGGGTCTGGCGCAGGCTCTCTCTGAAGGCCCGAACTCGATCATCAACGCCATCACGACCGAGACGGAGCAGGCGTTGCGCGATCTCAAGCGCAACATGAACCTTCAGCTCCTTTCCGACGGCGTCGGCAACCTCAACGGTGTCAACCCGGCACTCGACGCAACCGGCGACGACCTGACCGGCATCCAGGCCGCCATCGACGACGGCTCATCGGTGACGACCTACGCGAACATCGACCGCACCACCAACGCTTGGTGGCAGTCTTACGTGCTTTCGAACTCCGGCGTGCCCCGCCCGCTGACCGAAAGCCTGATGTTCCAGGTCAGCAACGAGATCGAAACTCGCGGCGGCAAGGTCACGCACATCCTGTGCAGCCCGGACGTCTGGACTCAGTACGGTCTCCTGCTCACGCAGGAACGGCGTCAACCGGACCCCGGCGACAGCCTCAAGGGCGGCTTCAAGACTCTCGACTTCCAGGGCATCCCGGTCGTCAAGGTTCCGTCCTACGAAGCAAACCGCATGGACTTCATCGACAAGGATCAGATCGAGTACCTGATCCTTCGCGACTTCGACATCGAGCCGCGTGACCCCGGCTCCTACGACGCCATGCAGTTCTTCGTCAAGAACTACTCGCAGCTCAAGTACAAGAACCCGTGGAAGTCGGGTTCGCTGCGCGACATCGCGGTCTAATCCTCAAGACCGCGCCCTGACGTTTGAGAGGGGCGAGGGTTTGCCCTCGCCCCTTTCTTTTGTCCTTCCCTGCTTCATGGAGTTGTTTTGATGTTCCAAGCACGTCCCGATCCCAACAATTCTGCTCGCATTGCTGTCCTGTTCGACGAAGTCTACCAGAAGACAGCGGACATGCTGCGGAATGTCAGTCTGATCGGCGCTCAGGACAAGGTGCCGAGCACGCCGTTCTTGCAGGCCGTCCGTCTCATGGACGAGCCGTACCGAACGACGCTGCTCAAGCAGTTCGAACACACGTCCTTTCCCATCGCCACCAGCGAGCCTGTCCGCGTCCAATGGGCTCGGCGGTCTTACGTGTTCGGCCCGATCCCACAATCGGTGCCTCTTGGTCCTGCTCTCCAGGCCCTTCAGCATGCGAGCACGAATCGGTTCCTTCCTGCCGACGTGCCTCGTCGAAAGTCGCCGATGCGCCACCAGCCCATTCTCGTGAGTTGGTACGGCTTCTTCATCGACAGCGACCGCAACTTGGCCGACACCAACACACCGATCCAACGCATTTGGGAAGGTCCGACCTTCCAGGCGTTGCTGGTCCTGCACGAGAACAACCGTGCGAACCAGGAGAAGGAAACTGAGATGCCGAACTTCTCGCAGTTCTTCGAGAATCCGGCGTCGATGGGCGGTCCTGCCTTCAGTACGGCACCGCCGCCTGTGCCGCAAGGCACGAACTACAACGATCACATGCGCAGCATCCAAGGGGTGGGTCACCGCGTGCTTCCCACGGAGTTCGTCGACAAGCGCGTGACGGGCGAAGTGGGCGACCCAACCATGGCTGATCAGCAAGAGCCTGTCCAACAGCAGCAGCCACAGCAGCAGGCTCCGATTCAGCAGCCGAAGCCCCCGCAGCCGAAGCCCCCGAACATGTGATGGCTTTTCAGGAGCTTCTTGAGGGTGGTATCCGGCTTGAACTGGACACTGCTCATTTCCGAAGGCAGCTCAGAAGCTACTTTGAGCTGTCTCAAGAGATTGCAGAAGAAGCCCTGGTCGTCGTCGCACGAGAGTTCTTGAATGATTCGAAGCTGTACGTGCCTGTACTGACTGGTGCGTTGAAGGACTCGGGGCATGTTGAGGTTGCTCCGAGCGGGGATAACGAGAGGGTCGTTCGTGTTGTCTATGACGTGTTCTACGCCTGGATGCAACACGAACGACCCTTTTGGCATCCGAGTTTGGGATTCTATGGAGCAGCCCGTTACATGGAACTCCCTCTTCTTCGCTTCGCTGACTTCTACCTTGCGCTGTTTGTTGATGAGTACAACTCCCGCTTAGCCCAAGCCTGACGAGGACACACCGATGGGACTGTTTGGAAAGCTCGTTGAGTTCTTCAAGGATGCCGTCGGTATCATGGATGATGCGGGCGATTTCTTGGATTGGGCAAAGGACAAGAGCCGAGAGGTTGAGAACGTCATGTCTGTTGTGGAGCAAGACAGCAGGCTGATCTCTCAGACTTTGCGGGAGCTGGAGCTGGCGCAGAAGAACAAAGACGTGTTCATGCGGAAGCAGGCGGAAAAGACTCTCAAGCAGCTTGACAAGCACCTGAAAGACATCGACACGAAGAACATCCGGCGGGATATGGTTGAGGTGATCACGGAGTCGGTCGATCACATCAGGAAGCTGGAGAAGATCAGAAGGAACCGACTGGCTAAGTTTGGCGACGATTCAGCAGTTCAAGACATCGACCTAGCCGTCCAACAGGTGATGGCGGTACGCAAACGGTTCGCTGCTGCTTTGGAGAAAAACAGCAAGGCTCTTTCGTTGCTGGAAGAACTCCGTGACAAACAGCGAAAGGCTGGGTTCAAGACTGCGGCGAAGGGAGCGGGGGTAGCGGTGGCGGGTATCGTAGGGGCGGCTGTAGCGTTTGGTATCACTGACCTGATCGTCTCGGGCGGAAAGAACGTCGATAAGGCGATTGCGCTATTCAACAGTGGAAAGAAGGACATCCAGTCAGCAGAGAAAGTGGCCGAGGCCAGGTCAAAGATCGACGATGCGATCAAGAAGCTGGGTGCGTCCAAAGAGAAGGTCGACAAGTTTGACCGGAGTTTTTCAAGCTACGCCGTGGCGGATGATCTCAGTGATGAATTGAAGGTCAAGTTCTACCTTAAGAAGAAGGACGAGGGCGCGGGGTACTACAAACTCACGAAGTTCTTCTCTGCTTTGGATAAGTACGCGACGAAGGGCGGGATGGACTTCAAAGACAAGCACGTCGAGGCCGGGATCGACAGTCTCAGTGCTTCTGACGTGGCGCGGGCTTATGTCATGGACAACGTGAGCAAGGTCACAAAGCTGATTTCTGCGTGGGAGCAGGAAGTCCAGGAGTGGGTTGATTCTTCTGCCTCGTACATCTTGGGGGTCATCAAGGTTGGCAGCGCCGAGACTCGTGAAGACCTGAACAAGCGATTTTCGGCTTTCCTTCGTAGACACCGAAAGCCGGAATGGGCGATGGCGCTGTTCTTGGCGGTCTCACGTAAAAGCAACAGCGTGCTGTCTGACTTGGTCGAGAGGCATTTGGCCAAAGTTCGAAAAGAAGAGACCGACAGGAAGAGAGAAGAACGGGCGCGGGAACTCATGCGTGAAGCACAGCAACAAGCACGCCAGGAAGCCCGTGAGCAAGAGCGTGATGCGATCAGTGGGGTAGACATGAACGAACTTCTCGACTTGCTGG